CTCCGGCTGTACGGGCACAAGCCGCAAAAACGCCGGCTGCCCCAGAGAAAACGATAAAGAGCCAAACCAGACAGTCTGACAACCTGACTTGTCGCAAAAAACTCGAATTTTCAAAATAGATTTTATGACACGGTGTCATAAAATTAATCTCCCAGATACGTTTATTCTTTGATGTCGCGAAAATCTTTTTCCAATTGATCGTCACACTCTTTTTTGACCAACTCTGATAAAATGTTGTTGAACACACAACCCCGGTCGGCAACGTGCGGGCGGTCATTTCCTTCTTCGGATATTTTCTTTTTTTGAAATGCAACTTTAACCCCTTTTTTAATTAGATCTTTATACATTTGTGTTTTCTTGAACGATGTAATATCTTTCATTTCTCCATCAAGCAAGAGCCTGTGGTTTTTCGTCAGGCTCAACAACCCGTTTGCATCAACATCGGGGATCGATCTATATAATGTTTTTTTCTTTTCAAGTTTTATGTCTACTTTGAATTCTGAAACGTGTGAATCAGTGAATGTGAACTCAGAAACACCTTGATTATTAGCAGAATATGAATGGTTAATGACGGAACCTGGGTATATAACGTTTGATCCAACTTTCTGTGTTTCATGAATGTGCCCCGAGATAAGCAATGGCCATGATTCATCCCATACATCTCCGTCGGTAGATGTGATTGCGCCCATTTTACACCCTTTGATTTCTTGGTGTGCAAAAATACATGCAAGCGCTTTCCAGTCCGTTGTTACTGTTTCGATGGCTTCTACAAAACGACCTATCGGAACATATGGGACAAGAAGAAAGGTATTGTCAATAAACGTCGGAGCGTCGACGACAACAACATTGTCCCATTCTTTCATCCCATTCATCCAGTGTTCGTCTGTGAGGAATTGCTGGTTGTTTATATAATCGTGATTCCCAACGATAATGTAAACAGGAGCAATTGCTCTGAAACATTTAATCAACTCGTATGCACGATTCAGCAGTTGTATGTTCACACGTTCGTGTGTGTCGAGTATATCTCCGCCCAGAATAAAATATGTTGGTTTTGAAATGTTACAATATTGCACAACTTCATTTTGAAGCTTATCAACCTCAAGAAGATTTGTAAATTTGATATGAATATCTCCAAGAAATAGAACTTTCATTTTTATTTATTCATATGATTTCACAATGTTAGAACTCAAATATTTAGGAATGTTAAAAAATGTAAAAGTGATTAATAAAAGTTATGTCAGTAAACACGGGACTTTTAAGAGAGAGTATCATTGCGAAACTCCAAGATACTCCGTTCAGATTCAGTCAAACAAATATCGTAACACAAGACGGTCGCGCATTTTTCCCATATCCGGATTGGTGGAGAGGGGAGTACATGTCAAATCTGCCAATTGTTGTGGAACGAGAAGCAGGATTCAGACCAAGAGTTGAACGAGAATTTTGGAAATCGTCAACTGGACATGCATATCCTCAGCACTGTTTCAGGCCAGGTGTTAGAACGAAATACCCATGTTATCCAGAATGTACAGAAACATATAAGAAATACGACCCGACATTGCAACGGTATGGTAAGATTTTCCTTTATAGGTAAGTCATGCGTCTTTTGGACTGGATGTTATGCTGGCGAATATTTCAAAACTTCATCAAACCTTTGAAAATTGTTTTGCATTTTTGGTTTTGAAAGGAAGAAACGAGAAATTTATGAAAGTTCAAGAGATTGTAGCGATGCATCGGCCGGCACTTGTCGTGGAAGAACGGAAAAAGAGGGTAAAAGAAACCAGTCAGATACAGCTAATTCTCGTTTGGTACTAATTTATGATCCTAGTGATCATAAATTCATTTCACTAACGCCCAGATGACCCAAATCCACTATCTCCTCTCGTAGTGGTGCTTAATTCATATACTTCTTCGATTTCCGGGTATGAACATTTCTCACATATTAATTGAGCTATTCTCATTCCAGGCTCTATTTCGAAAAACTCATTGCCGTTATTTATCAATATGACAGTCACAGACCCCCTGTAATCCTGGTCGATTACTCCTGCGCCAACATCTATATGTTTCAATGCAAGCCCAGAACGAGAAGCTATTCGCCCATACGTGTTTTTAGGGAATTTCTCAATCGCAATGTCAGTCTTTATAAGCATACGATCACCTGGTTGAATATTAACTGATTCTGTTGCAAATAGATCAAATCCTGCTGAATCTTCCGACCCTTTCGTAGGTAAACGTGCAGATTGAGACAGTCTTTTAATTTGCAATATCTCTGGCTCATTTTTGAAAAAAGATAAGATGTACCGGAACATTTTATTATTAACTACAATCCTTTAACTCTTATTTCTATACAAATCTAAGTATTCACTGACATACTACACCTCTGACAGTGAGATGCTTTTTGAGACAGACGGACATTTTCAGTGCAAAGCCGCTCAACCTCTGTTTTATAGGCTGTTAGATCTCTATTAAATTGGGAAATATTAGCTCTTAAAGATTGATTCACGTTGCGTTCTTTTTGAAGTTCTGTTTGAAGCATCTGATTGGCATTTTGAAGCTTCTGATTGTCATTTTGAAGCTTCTGATTGTCATTTTGGATTTGATTTAAACGACGTTCCATTTGTTGCAGACGTTTATTTCTTTAACTCATAGTAAGACCAAGATGTGTCATCTCAATCCGATTTAGTTCTATTCTTCTTAATACTTCTTCATTTAATGCTTCAGCGATTTTTGTTCTGTCCTGACATGCTATAATTTCTTCATGGATCTCATCGTGTTGCCGTTGTATCTCATCGCGCTGCCGTTGGATCTCATCTTTCCAATCGTCTGCAGATTTATTTAGTATCTCTTGAAAATCTTCTGGGAGACTATCGTACAAGCAACGACATTCTTCGTCGTAGTTATTATCGTAGAGGTACTCGACAATTTCTCGAGGATTCATGTTGACATGGTTTTCCAAAATTTCTGTTGTTTTGGGTCTCAAAGAAGTCATTGTTTTTATATTGAATTAAAAATTTCATTGTCTTGACACATGATTTTTCCATTATTCAAAACCCAGGTAATTAATAGGAAGTTTTTTAGGAACACGTATTTCGAAGTTGACTTAAAAAGATCATGACTTCCTAAAAAGATGGTTTTAGAAATAAACGCACAATTTCATTCATTAAATAAATTCATAATCGCATTTCTTAACGAAAACAATGCTGCGCCAGAATTGATTGAGGCGTGGAAAAGTAAGAACAACAAATTTAAGAGTCTTGTTCGTAAAACAGATGACCCCTCCGCTCAGAACCCTCCACGGCCAAAAAGTAAATATATTTTCTTTTGCGACACAGTACGACAACAAATCAAAAAGGAGCATCCTGAAATGAACATACGAGAAATTACATGTGAACTAGGAAGGAGATGGCAACTATTCAAGACGTTTCCTGATCCTACAATTGAAGAAGAGCTTACCCGTTTATTTTTAGCCGACAAAGATCGGTATCACACTGACAAAAAAGTTCGTCAGTCAGGTGAGAAGAAAAACAAGTTTCGATCAGAATATTTGTTCTTTTGTGAACAAGAACGAAAAAAAGAATCAAAACTTACAATGCAGGAACTTGGATACCGGTGGAGCAATATGAAAAACGACATGGTTGTTTATGAAAAATTTTCAGCTATTTTCGAAGCAAAGAAAAAACAATATGAAGATCAACGTGCGTTACACGTTTGAGATAAAATATATTTTGTGACCCGAGGTCACAAAATTGCGGGTTTTCACTTGGAAGGTCTAAATTTCCATGTTCTTTAATAATTAACTATTAAATTAGCTATAAAATATTTACTTCCATTTGGATGGTAGAAAACAACTAATTCAAAACCTTCATCGTCATCGTCAGAATCAACGAATTCATCAAAACCTTCATCGTCAGATTCATCTTCATCATCCTCTTCATCATCCTCAAGACCTTCATCTTCACGATATTCTTCATTAAAACCTTCATCCTCTTCAACAAAGTCATCGTCATCAAAGTCTTCATCGTCATCGTCGTCAAAGTCTTCGTCGTCATCGTCGTCAAAGTCTTCGTCGCCAAAGTCTTCGTCGCCAAAGTCTTCGTCGCCAAAGTCTTCGTAGGAAGTTCTTCCATATAAGAAATCAGTTATCTTTATAGTCAGGTATTCCAGGTCTTCACGGAAGTCCTGGAAGTCGCTCACAAAGAGGTTCAAAATGTCTTCGTATGAATACCTTCCATATAATAAATTAGTCATCCTTGTAGCCAGTTCTTCAAGGAAGCCCTTGAAGCTGATCACAAAGTTTACAATGAAGTTCAAAATGAGATTCATGTTTGTAGTGTATGTTTACACATGTATAATTTACTTCCAGCTTTTTGAAAGTATAAAACTCAATTTTTTGATTTTTATTTTCGGCAAAGACATTTAGAAGAAAGTAGTTCTGATTTAGAGAGCTTTAGGTTAAGAAAAATGACAACTAAAAAAATAAATATCCAAATTAGAGAACTTGATATTAATACGATCCGTCCCAATGCAGAGAGTATGAAAACAACACTTGGTGGGTCGAAAATAACCATAATCGGAAAACCTGGATCAGGAAAATCAATGTTAATCAGAAATCTTTTGTATGCTAAGAAACATCTGATACCCGTTGGTCTTGCTATATCAGGGTCAGAAGACAGTAATCGTTTTTATGCAGAAATGTTCCCAAGATTATTCATTTATGACAAATATGAGAAAAAGACGATCGAAAAAACGAAAGAAAGGCAGACGACTGCAATGACATATATTTCTAACCCATGGGCTGTTGTTGTGATGGATGATTGTATGGATGATGTTAAAATATTTAATGATTCGTTACTGATTGGTCTGTTCAAAAACTCTAGGCATTGGAGTCTGTTATCGATTTTTGCGAATCAATACGTGTTTGATTTCAAGCCCGTGATTCGAACAAATCTTGATGGTGTATTTATTTTTCGAGAACCAAACCATGCAAACAGAGAAAAGCTGTGGACAAATTTCGCTAGTATAATCCCCAAACCGATATTTCATCAAATTATGGATGAGATCACAACAGATTATACATGTATTTATATAAACAATCAGGAACAAAGCAATACATGGACAGATTGCGTTTTCTATTTCAAAGCACAAGTCGTTCCAGATTTTAAATTTGGGTGTGATGACTATCTTAAATTTGCAGAGATACGGCAACAAGAAGAAGAAGAAACATTAAAAAGACATAGACCGGTTATGAATGAGTAAACTCCGAAAAATGACTGATCATATAAGTCACGCAAGAATAAATAAACGGGAAAGACACACGTTTTACATTAAAATGCTGTGTAATTGGTCTTCAAGCCGGGATCTTTTAGAGCTCTGGGACAAAATGGGGCATGGTAATTACTCTTATAGTAATAAGGGACGAACCATTACAATGGTCGACGACAGTTGGACAGATGACGCCGCAGATTACATTGTTGTCATAAATGCGACCGTCCACAAACCGACTGTCAAAAATCTGAGGAAGACTATTTTTATGAAAATGGAGCCTGTATTTGTCGACCCTTTCTGGGAATATGTTCATAATAACCCAGAGTTGCTGAAAGGGCGATTTACACATCTTCCTGGTAATTACAACAACAACGAGTGGCACATTTCAAAAACATTACCAGAATTGATGGCCGAAATACGTGGATACAAAACGATTGAAAAAGTTTATGACAAAGAAATTTCTGCTATTTTAAGCCATAAAAATTTAGACCCTGGCCATGTTGAGCGCCTGAATTTTGCCAGAGAAGCACAACACCTTTTACCATGGCACTCATACGGATCAAATGTGGAAGGATGGATCAACTATAAAGGCCCACTGCCTCCTTATCAAAAAGACGGTGGGCTTCTCCCGTACAAGTATACATTCAATGCTGAAAATATGAAACTTCCGGGTTACTATACCGAGAAACTCATAGATGCGATCTTGTGCGAGACTCTATGCTTTTATTCAGGGCATGAAGATGTGCAAACACACGTCGATCCAAATGCATACGTGTTGCTAGACTTGTCAGATATAAACGAATCGATTCACGTCATTAAAAACGCTGTCGATTCTGACCTATGGACTCAAAGACTCCCGTACATTAAAGCTGCCAAAAAGAAGATACTTGAGGAAACAGGGTTTTTTCCTCGGCTTTTTACACTCGTCGAAAATGAGAGTTATGAATTTAGAGACGTGTCAAAATGAAAAACTTCACGTACAAAGAGTATTCTAGATCAGATTTAAAACTCGTTCAAACATTAATACCAGAACCGTCAATATGTGATGGCAACTGCTGTTTCGATCTTAAAACATATACCGTTCGGTTATTGTATACTCGTCCGGGCGACAAAAGGCTTTTAAATTCTAAGTCTTATTTTTATAGGGATGACGATAATCTTCGATGCTATAGACCTGGAGAAATACTTCAACCGTGGCCCACCGATACGTATTATGATGATTCTTTAAGAATGCATGTTTCGCGAGACGAAAATTATCACTATCCCTTTTTAATTTACATTTACAATGCAAAAACTGGATTAAAACTAGAACGATATTGGAAGGAGATTGACGATCCAAAAGTATTTATTCAGGGTTTTCTAGAGAAACATAAAACATGTATTGAAACTTTTAACAAGAAATAATTCTGATTTCATATCGAGTTAACATTTTCCAATATTCTTTAAAATGAACATTGAAAATATCATTGTGTTGGGAGTCTGTGTAGTAGCAATTGCAGCAGTCTCTTACTATTTTTACACCAAATTCAAATCGCAACAAACAACAATTGACGCACTTATTAAAAAATGTGACGAACTTGAGCACCGACTAAAACCAGTCCCTTTGCATAGCGAACTTGCAGCAGTTTATCAGAGAAATCGACAAAGACAAGACATTCCTGCGAATTCATTTAATCCATCAGAACCGTGTGGAAACAGCCTGTGTGATTTACAACCAATTGCAGTACCGACAACTGATGCGACAATCGAAGATATCGTTGATGAGGAAATTACCAACGTGTTGGATAATGAAAACAGACGCAAAACATAGAAATCTCTGCATCAATCAAGCGGCAACGTTTCTAGTTCTTATAATTTTTATGAGATCAATCTCATAAAATAAAGGTGCGAATGGGGATAAAGCGGAAGCACTTTTATAAAAATTCCGACTTTAAAAATATATTCATCTCAATCGAGTTTATTTACGAAGTTCCCCAGGGCCGGGCCTAATTGAAATAATTGATTTAAATTCAAATGTGTTTACATATATAGAATAAACATGACTCATCAAAAATGTAATTGTAAAATCAGAACGTGGTATTATATATCACACCCTTCACTACGAATATATAGGAAACAACGAAAGAAAGCAGGTGGTGTGATAAAGTATAAAGAACAACTTCTTCTCATTCAATCTCATGGGAAGTGTTGGGGGTTTCCAAAAGGGTCTATTGAAGATAATGAGACTCCTTTGGAGTGTGCGAAACGAGAGATTAATGAAGAAACATCCATTGATTTAGATTTATCAGATGGAGATTTTTATACTTTTCATCACAAAACGTACTATTATTTGAAAGAGTTTACAGATAAAAAACCACATATCGACGTTAACAAAATTATAAGCATGCCTTTAAATGATTGTTCAGGTATTGCATGGATATG